AAAGAAATAAATTAATAATTAAGATTTTATATACATTAACTAATAATTAAGATTAATATATAATTAATAATAGAAAATGCAATATAAATGATTAATTAAAAATTTTTAATTAATACATTATCTATAAATTAGTCATATAATATAATTATTAACCTTAATTATTAGATAATATGTATAAAATCTTAATTTTAATCTAAAATATAAATAATTTTATCTGCTATTTGTTTTATTACTGGATAAGATACTGCATTACCTACTAATTTATATAATCCAGAATTACTTATGTCATTAGGTAATATATATTCTTTTGGAAAACCTTGAAAATTAAAACATTCTCTTGGTGTTAGTTTCCTTATTCCTATATTATCTTTTATTAATGGAACATTATGACCACCTCCTCCCATATTTGCCGTTAATGTTGGACAAAGATTATTTTTATTTTCTCTTGTATAACATCTTCTATATTGATATATTGTATTTGTATTTACATTTTTTGTAATACTATTATTAATTTTATTCCATATTTTTAGTTTATTTGTGTAATAATAAGAATTATCAACATTAGTTTCTATCATATCAATTATTTTCTTTTTTTCATCATTATCAATTATTTCAGGAAATTTAAATTTATTATAATGTGTTTCATCTAAAAAACAAACTATATATATTCTTTCTCTATTTTGAGGTATTGATGTAATATTACAAGTATTTAATATTTCATATTTATATTTATAATTTAATTTTTCTATTTCATCAGTAATTTTTTTAAATGTTTTTCCATTATTATGAGATTTTAAATTTTTAACATTTTCAAGCACTACCACTTTGGGTTTATGAACTTTCATTATTTCTATTAATTTCCAAAACACATTTGCCCTTGTGTCGTTAAAACCTTTTTGTTCTCCAGCTATACTAAAAGGTTGGCAAGGAAACCCTGAAGTTAATATATCTATTTTTGGAATTTCTTTATTTACATCAATATTATGTATATCTTTTAATGTTAGCTTAGTTTTAAAGTTTTCATCATAAATTTTTTTAGAATTTTTATCCATATCATTTGCATATACTGTTTTTACTTTTTTTGTTTGTTCAAATGCCATACTAAATGCACCTGTTCCAGCACATAAATCTATTAAATTATATATTTTTATTTCTTTGTTTTTTATATTCATATTTATATTTAATTTATAATATTATAAATTAAAATTAATAATTAATTGATATCAGTTAATAGTTCTATAGGTATTTCATAATGCATTGTAGGAGGATCATATTTACCTTTTCTATAGATTTTTACAAGCTTCTGCTTAAATGTTTTAAATAATAATTCATCATATTCAATATAAGAACATATGTCAGTGAAATTAAAAATTAAATATAATCCATTCATTGTTGTATCAGATGTAATTTTATGAACAGGTAATATAGTTGTTGAATATTGGTTCTTTGTGTTTGTTCTTGATTTTACTTCATATCGTCTTTTTAATGTTGTTCCTTCATAATCAAATGGACAGAATTCATCATTATATAAATCTTTAGTGTTTATAATATCTTCTTCATCTATGAATGTATTTTTAAGTATTTGTCTTACTTGTTCTTCTTTTGATAAACCAAATTCTAAATCATTTTGAAAACTTCTTTTAAAATTTCTTTTCATATATATATAATCTATATATTATTTTTTTTTGAAAAATAATAATAAACTTAATTATCATTTTTTATTCGGAATCCAAATATTAATATTTATATTTAATTAAAATAAAATATATAAATTAATTTCTTAATATTTAATATATAAGAAAATGGAAACGGTAAAAAAATATGTAGAGTCTAAAAAACCTAATTTATCTAAATCATCAATAGTAACTTACTCATCAATTCTAAAAAATTTATATAAAAGAGTGTTTGGTGATGGTGAAATTGATATGTTGAAATTTAATGAACCTGATAAAGTTTTAGATTTTCTAAAAAATGTTCCTTCTAACAAAAGAAAGACAATTTTAAGTTCTTTAGTGATAATCACAGATAAGAAACCATACAGAGATTTAATGCTAGACGATGTTAGAGAATATAATAAGGAAATCCATAAACAGGAAAAAACACAAGAACAGAAGGATAATTGGGTAGAAACTACCCAAGTAAAAGAACGATTAAATGAATTAAAAGAAAATGCAGACCTTATTTATAAAAAAAAACAACTAACAATAACAGATTTACAAGAAATTCAATCATATATTATTATGTGTTTATTAGGAGGAATATATATTAGTCCTAGAAGAAGTAAAGACTATGTTGATTTTAAAATAAAATCAATAGACAAAGAAAAAGATAATTTTTTAGATAAGAACAAGATGTATTTTAACAGTTATAAAACTAGCAAAACTTACGGATTACAAGTTGTTGATATTCCTATTCAATTAAAAAATATATTACAGAAATGGATTAAAATCAATCCTACTGATTATTTATTATTTGATTCAAATATGAATAAAATTAGTTCGGTAAAATTAAATCAGAGACTCAATAAAATTTTTGATAAAAAAGTGGGTGTAAATCAATTAAGACATACATTTTTAACTGATAAATTTTCACATACAATTAAAGAAAAAGATGAAATTAAAGAAACAATGCAAGAAATGGGGTCTAGTTCTAATATGCTAACTACTTATGTTAAGAAATAGTTTTAAAATCTATTCTATTATCATTATTAGTATCATTATCAATATTTTCAGGATTAGATATAACTTCTATTTCTTTTCTTAATTTTTTATCTTTTGGTTGGAAAAACATCTTTAAAATATATTCGTTTTTCTTAAAATCTACTGATTTATTTAAATCATCAAAAAATTCTAAAAAATGTTCAGTATCATCATATAGATTTTTAGTTCTATTTGAAAAATTATTAATAAAATGTAAATAAGCCATACAATACCACCCACAAGCATTTGACATTAATGATTGAATGTCTTTAGTATTATGTGGTAGATGAGATTTACCAGTTGTTCGTTTATAACAATCAATTATTTCAGTTGGTGGAGGAGAACCAAATGAATCTAGATACATTGATTCAATTTTACCATTTGGATATTTATTTATTTGTAAGCAAGTCCAATGACTACCAGATTGTAAATTACCAGCTTCATCATATTCATCTTCTAAATTGATTATGTAAGATTTATTAAATTTAAATTTATCAGGACAATCATCTTTAAATATAATTTCTTCTAATGGAATATTCATTTTAACTGAAAGTTCTTCTATTTGACTATTACTAAGCATTATTTATATATATAATTAATTTAGAAATTAATTTTATATAATAATTTTATATAATTATTTGAAATATTTTATCTATTAAACATATAATCCAGCTCCTCTACTAAATTTTTGATAAGCAGGTGGTAAAGTAGAACCAAATTGGAAATTAGCACTATATGGTTGAGATCTCATTGCAGGAGGTAGTTGATTAACAAATCCACCATTTAATCCAACTTGACCACCAGTCATTCTTCTACCTCTTCCAGAAGAAGAAGAAGCATATAAACCAGCACCAGCAACAGCTTCTGATTCAGCTTCAGCAGTTGGTGAATCTTTCATAAAATCTTTTGCTTGTCTTTTGGCTTCTTGCATTGCTCTAGCAGTTGCAGCTTTTCTTAATTCTGAAGCACTTAATTCGGTCATATTTGTTCCTAATTCTTTATTAGCTACAGTTAAGGCGGTATCTTTTCCAGCTTTAGCAGCGATTCTTCTTCCTTGCTTACCTTGATATTTAGATGGATTAGCAATGTAATCAGTGCCTAAAGCAGTAGCAGTAGCACTTGCAGGTAAGATATAAGGTGATAACTCAGGAGCAGCACCAATTGCCGCAGCAGAGGCAGCACCAATTAAGCCAGCCAAAGCAGTTTGAGCGATTGGTCTTCCTTGTTCAGCTATTCTATATAAAATCTTTTTATTAGCTTTCCCAATCTTTTTCTCAACAAATCTATCAAATTTCTTTCCAAAAATACCTTTACCTTGCATATCAGGAGCTTTTTCCTTATTGAGCATTATTTCATCAGGTGATAAGGCTATTTCTGAGCCTTTCATATTTTTAAAAGATTTAGTAATTAAACTATAATTTTGAGGATGGACAATTAAACAGCATCCTTCACCTTGCATAGGTGGTTTCACTCTCACTTTATGACCATTTCTTAATTTTGACATTTGCTTGTCAGAAACTTTAATCATTACAGATTGAACCATTTATATATATATTATTACAATAGAAAATAAATAATGACTATTTCTAAATTATTATTTAATAACTTATTTTTATTAAAAAGTATTATATATATTTTTTAATAAATTGATTTAATTTTTAAACTATTAATTAAGTGTTTAAACTCGGGCGCCAGTTAAAATATCAACTTGGATAGTAACACCATACTCAATAAAACAAATTAAGTTAATCGGTAAAGCACTAGTATTTTGACCAATGACTTGAACTGATTTAGGGACAGATTGTTCTACATCAAGCATTCTACCAATATTAACATAGTGATAACAATAATTCATTTCAAAAGCTTGTTGTGATATTAATGAACTACATAATCCATCTGTCAAATTTCCATTTACAGAATTAGCTCCATATAACTGATTGTTCCATTCTTCCCAAAAATATCTTTGTGTGTTGTAGATGCTATTTTGCCCGCTTACTACTATATTGAACTGACTTAGACTGATAAGTGGTGAAGTCGGACCACATCCAGCAGAATCGAATGGACTTTGATAAGGGGCTAGAGTTCCTAAAATACCAGCACCGCCAGGAACCATCGAAGTAAAATAAGGTAAAATTAAACAAGATTTTACATTTGATAATCCGTTGGTCAATAATGAATTTATATTTCCTCCAGCAGGGACATTTAATACTTGATATTGATAAACATCAGTATATTCAATAGTCTTGAGAGGAGATGATAGGTAGGCTTGTTCAAAAACAGGAGAAAATGTATAAGCGGGAACATATAAAAAGATATTTGAACCAACAGCCCCGCCTAATACATTAGCTAGACTTCTTTGAGATTGATTCAAACAGATTGAACCAACACTTAAAGATGCAATATAAGTTCCAGCTACAAAGCAAGCAGCACCACCATTATTTGCAGCAGCACTAGCAATCATTAATGGTTGAACACCTCCTGATGGAACAGAAGATTCACTAAGTGTAAGATTTCCACCAGCAGCAGAAGAATCAAAGGTTACAGATGAATTATTTAAATTAAGTGTAAGCTTTAGAAACACACCTTTTAAAAGTGGAACATTTTGAAAAAATGAATGAAGATGTTTTAAATAAATTGTGGCTCTTACTGAAATTTGGAACACACCAGGAACAGAAGCAGTGCTATTGACTTTTTGAGAAATATAAGATTTCCAAATATTAGATGCACTAGTAGCAGTTAATAAACCAGCATAAGTTCCAGAACCACTAACACCAGCAGGGTCATAATTGATAAATGTTTGTCTCTTCAGAAAGCCTTCATTACCTTGATTACTTCTATAATTATTATATGCACCAGTAACCGTAACACCAAAACCAGTTCCTTGATAATTAGTGTTATTACAAACACCAACGCCAGAAGGTGCTACAGCAGTAGCATAAGACCAGGATAGGGGATCATCTGGGTAGAACCCAATTGATGCTCCAGTTGTAATAACATCGTTCCAACTAAGAGTAGTCATTAATTTAAATGAATTCCACATATTAATAAAGGGAGTCTGTTGAATAATAGTAGTTCCATTATAATCACAAGTGATAGAATGAACTATTGACCCAAACCAGTTTTTAAGTCCTAGCGCATAATCACAACTAGTTCCAGCAGTTGCAGGAGCAAATGTTGTTGCAGTAGAAGATAAAGTTAAAAGTAGTGGAGCGGAAATATATGATTCTCGGAAACTTAAAAATTTGTTCGAATTACTGAGTTGGCTAGTATCAATCACACTTTGGGATGCTGAATAGTTCCCAGATTGATTATCAAGAATATTGAGCCAATCCTTCTTAATAAAGACATTTGGGCTACCTTCTAATTCTTGAGATAAATCAAACACTAATTTGTCACACATTGTTATATAATTAATACTAGATAAAAAAATTACAATTATATATTTTTATTAAATTAAATATATATTTTTTCAAAAAATAATTATGTTATAAAGTAAATTTTATATTTTTACTTTTTACTACTTTCGGTTTAACCATTAAATTTTCCATTTTTCCTCTAAGTTTATCTAAACCAGCTAATCCAGCGCCAGTTTTAGGATATCTAGCATTAGTAGTAGCAACATAATCATCAATAGAAGAATAAGAACTTTGACCACCCATTCCTCCATCTAATAAAACAGCTCCAATACCTCTACCTCTCATTCTTGAACCTTTCATAACAGAACTTCTACTCATATTTGGAATATAAACTAAATTGGTTTTATACATATATAATTAATTATATATTTTTTTTCTTCAAAGATTTTAATTTTAATATGTTTAATTCAATGTTATGGATTATATTAATTTCTTTGTGTAAAGTTTTAATCTTACTATCATCATTACTTGTTTTTAAATCATTCATTATCTTTTGTTGTTCTCTTGAAAAATCATCATAAATTCTATCTAAATATTGTTCAGTTATCATATAATTAATTAGATATTTTATTTATTAGATATTTCATTACCGTCTTTTATAACAAATACAAAACACATTGAAGGATCATTTATTTTAATTGGATTCAAGTCAGTTCCTAATAATCGGATTGTAAGTTCATTATAAGTTCCAGGTATTAAGCGTTGCCATATATACTCAGCTACTTTTTCGTTTATAACTTCACCAATTGCTACACTTGAAACGATTGTATAACAGGTCCCAGTTGGTTGTGCATATTTATTGTCTATATTTGAAAGCGTAATAATTAAACTACTATTTGGTTGAACATTTGGAGAAGTAGTGGAAATATAAGATAGGGTTCCATTTGCTAGTTTAGAAACGAATTTTGAAACAGTAGGAACAAAAGCATTATTTATATTTAAATTAGTTGTAAAATTTACTACATATCCTAATATTTCATTTACATTAGCAGGTAAAATAATTGAAGGATTAAAAGTTTGTGGAGGAAATGGGACAGCAGCGGGATTAGTCCAACCAACAGGTAA